CTCTACAACAACAGATGTAAAACCAAAAGAGTTACAATCTATTGATGATAACTTACATAAAGATAAAAGATTCAAAGAATTATATATTGAGTTATCAAAAGTAATACAAGGATGTTTGTCTGCACAGAAATATAATTTAGATTTATTTGAAATATATATAACAAAGTCTTGGGCTACCTTATCTACAAAAGAACAACATATTGCTTATCATAGACATATGAGTAGTCACTTTAGTTTTGTCTACTACCCACAAGCACATGAACAAGGTAATCTTTTTTTACTTGATGATGATGCTCATAAGGTAGGTTTAACAATACCTAAAAGAGATCCATATTTTACAGAGTGGGATCAGAGTAATTACGGTAAAGCAGAGTATCCTGCAGAAACAGGTAATGTAATTATATTTCCATCTATGATGTTTCATGAGACAGGAAAGAATACAAAAGACGTACCAAGGTTATCTATATCAGGTGATATAATGTTGACCATGAAAGAAGGTGTAAAATCAGAACATAATATACCTTCACCGTCTACTTGGAAGAAACTATAAAATGGTGTAAAATACATTATGCCTTTAACAAATGTTCAGATAAGACCAGGACTAAATAAATCAGATACACCTTCGGGTTCTGAGGGTCAATGGATAGATGGTAACTTTGTAAGATTTAGATATGGTCAACCTGAAAAAATAGGTGGTTTTCAAGCTATAGGTCAAAAAACAATCTCAGGGCCTGCTAGAGCTCAACATTGTTGGAATGATTTAGAAGGTAGGAAATATGCTTCATTAGGTACATCAAAAGCATTATATATTTATTATGAAGATGCTTTCTATGACATTACACCTTTAGCCACTGCAATAACAGGAGCCACTTTTACATCTACAGCAAGTTCGAGCACAATAACTGTAAATAAAAATTCACATGTTTTAGATGTAGGTGAATATATTACTTTTACATCAGTGACAGTACCAGGGTCATCTTCTTTTGTAGACACAGACTTTACAAGTTTTACTTTTGAAGTACTTACAACTGCTACAAATTCTTTTACGATAACTATGCAAACTACTGAAACAGGATCACCAATGACGGCCGCTGGATCAGCTAGTATAAACCCTTATGAAGAAATAGGGCCTACTATCCAAACGTATGGATATGGTTGGGGTACAAGCACATGGGGAACTGTTGGTTGGGGAAATCAAACAACATCTACTCAAGTAATACTGGATCCAGGATCATGGTCATTAGATAATTTTGGACAACAATTAATAGCTACAATAAAAGATGGTAAAACATTTGTTTGGAATGCAGGTGCTGCAAATCCTTTAAATAATAGAGCAACAATTATGACAAACGCGCCTACATCTTCTAGGCAAACAATTGTATCTGATAGGGATAGACACGTTGTTCATTTTGGAACTGAAACTACTATTGGAAACAGCACTACACAAGATCCTATGTTTATTAGATTTAGTGATCAAGAAAATTTTAGCGTTTATGAACCTACTTCAACAAATACAGCAGGAACATTTAGACTAGATACAGGTAATAAAATTGTAGCTGCAGTTTCTGGTAAAGATTATAATTTAATTTTAACAGATACAGCCGCCTATGTAATGCAGTTCGTGGGTCCACCATTTACATTTTCTATAAGACAAGTAGGTTCTAACTGCGGATGTATTGGACAACATGCTGTTGTTTATGCAGATGGTCAAGTATTTTGGATGGGAACAGGTGGAGGGTTTTTTAAATACGACGGAACAGTTAAACTATTACCTTCTTTAGTTGAAGACTTTGTTTTTACTACAAATGGAGATAATATTGGTGTAAATTATTCATCTAATGAAATTATATACGCTTCACATAATTCTTTATTCAACGAAATAATATGGTTTTACCCATCAGGTAAACCTTTAGTAAATCCAGCTGTTCAAAATAATAGATCCGTAGTTTATAACTATGTAGAGAATACTTGGTCAATTATGACATTAGCTAGAAGCACTTATCACGATGCATCAACATATGACTTACCTTATGCGACTGAATACGATTCAACTGCAACACCTACTTTTGCAGGTTTAAGTGGAGCTACAAATACTTTTGGTGCAAGTAAATATTTTTCACAAGAAACGGGGACTAATATCGTAGATTTAAATGGAACAGAAACTCCAATTGCAGCGTTTATACAATCAGGAGATTTTGATTTACCTCAAGAAGGTGACGGTCAATTTCTAATGAGAATAAGTAGATTTCTACCAGATTTCAAAAATTTGCAAGGTAATGCAATAATTACAATAAACCTTAAAGATTTTCCTATTGACGCAAATGCCTCTTCTTCATTAGGGCCTTTTACTATCAATTCATCTACACAAAAAATTGATACTAGAGCTAGAGGTAGATTAGCTAATTTAAAAATTGAAAACACTGCAAATAACGAGACTTGGAGATTTGGAACTTTCAGAGCAGATGTAAATGTAGATGGAAGAAGATAATGGCAAAAATAAACGTATATGTTCCAGAACCTCCTAAAGAGTATACTGAAGAAGGATTTAGACAAATTAACCAAGCAATAGCAACAGTGGAGAACCAATTAAACACATCTTATCAAACAGACTTGAAAAATGAACAAGATTCGTTTAATTATTTTATGTCATGACAATTAGATACAAAAGCGATACATTTAATTTAACAACAACCAACGCAACTGCAGTTTTAACGTGTCCTTCAGATGCTACTGCTTTAGTAAAATTAGTTCAAGCTACTCATAATACTGCATCTAATGTAGATACAGATTTAATCTTACAAAAATCAGGTGGATCTGATGTCGTAATATCTCACGCTACTTTAAATAAGGGCACAACTAATTTAGTTGAAGAGGTATTGAGTCTTGAAGCAAGCGACATTTTAAAAGTTCAAGCTGGTACAGCAAATGAAATTACAGGTGTTGTAAGTTATGCACTAATAGATAGATCTCAAGAAAATGGCTAAACAAAAATTTGTAAGTTTTACTCCTAGACCTAAACCTAGAAAGAGACCTCGTACCCATAAGAAGAGACTTAACAAAAATGAAAAAAGAGACTATAAACCTTATAATAGACAAGGAAGGAAACAATGAGTGAAGATATAATTAGAATACCTGCTCAAGCAAAAGAAATTGTAAAAAACAAAAGAACAGGTAAAATTTATGATACCAAAGCTGATTTTGATGTTGATGTTGCTGATCCCAATACTGATACTATTAAAGATGATTTTCAACAAGACCTCGAAATAACTGTTGCATCTTTAGAAGTATTTGGTAAAACCAAAGAATGAACCCCCAAGGTGGAACGGAATTACAACATAGTTTTTTAGATCAATACGCTGACAAAAAATTATTAGAACAAGTACAGATTACAACTTCTGTTCCTGAAAAAATTCCATTACATCCAAGTAAACCTAATATACTTTGGCAAAAAAATTCATACGATCAACCTAATATTGCTCCTTGGTTTAATCAAAAAACAAACCATAATAAATATGATTGGTATGTGTTTAATAGTAATTGGACATACGAAAAATTTAGAATGATGTTTGATTTACCAACTGAAAAATGTCATGTAATAAAAAACGGTTGCACTAGTTTTCCTAAAAGAAAAATATATAAAAAAGGAGATCCGATAAAAATTATACATCAAAATACACCATGGAGAGGTTTGAGTGTATTATTAGGTGCAATGCAGTTAGTAAAAAATCCATTAATAAAATTAGATGTGTATAGTTCAACAGAAGTGTACGGCGAAGAATTTAAAAAACATAATGATCATACTTATGTTCCTTTATATAAACAAGCTTCAGAATTATCTAATACTAATTATATTGGTTATAAACCAAACAATTATATTTTAGAAAATTTAAATAAATACAATATGTATGTATATCCAAGTATCTTTGAAGAAACATCTTGTATATCTGCCATTGAATCTTTGTCTGCTGGACTATATTCTATTGTTACTAATTTTGGAGCATTATATGAAACATGTGCAGAGTTTCCTATGTATGTAACTTACACAAAAGATCTAAAAATATTATCTCAAACATTTGCTAAAGCTATTGAAATGGCTGCTGAAACATTACATGAAGGAACTATTCAAGATAGTTTAGATATGCAACAAGCTTTTTATAAAAAATATTATAATTGGGATAAAAGAGCTATGGAATGGAATAACTTTTTATATAACGTAATTAATGCAAAAAAGTAAAAATTGGGCTAACAACGATACCTATCAAACAATAAAGGAGATTAATGTGTCCTCACAAGATCCAGCAGAGCCTATTTGGTTCGATAAAGAAAAAACAACTTCTGAAGTTTTAATGGAAGGTTTTAGAGAAGAACAACAGATAAGACTATGCGTAGGTACGCCTGTTCATTCAGAGGTATCAATTCACTACACTCAATGTTTACTTGAGATACAAAAAGAATTTTTAAAAAATGGTGATAGCGTATCTTTTCTTATGCATAAATCTTCTTTAATTACTCAAGGAAGAAATTTAACGGTAGCTTCGTTTTTAGAAACAAAAGCAGATTATTTATTATTTTTAGACTCTGATATAGCAATCGGTCCGCATGTAATAAAAAAAATGATAGAAGCTGATAAAGATGTTATCTGCGTACCTTATCCCCTAAAAAGTATATCATGGTCAAAACTCAAAGAAAGATTTGAAAGAGGTTTTATAAAAACAGATGCAGACATGGAAACAGGAGTATGTTCTTACCCAGTAAGGTTAGAAGATGCGAGTAATATTGTTGTTAATAATGGAATCATAGAAATAACTCATGCGCCTGCTGGTTGTTTATTAATAAAACGTTCTGTATTTAATAAATTGATTAAGGCATTTCCTGATAGAAAAATAAAACAAAAATCAGTTATAAATGGTGAGTATGAAGAAAAAGATAATTATTATAATTTTTTCGATACTGTTCATGATAAAGAAACTCAAACTTACATGGGAGAAGATTTTGGTTTTTGTAAACTTTGGAGAGAAGTAAATGGTAAAATATTTGCTATTGTAGATGAATATATAATGCATGTGGGAGAGCACCAATATATTGGTAGATACATGGATGAGTTTATAAAACATGACTAA